CCCGTAATCCTGTCCGAATACTGACGGTGTAACCTCTCTGAACTTACCTAGCTTCCAATTAGTGAATATAACACCCTCTGCTTTCTCTAACCATCCTCCGAGTATCTGATGTTTATATCTCTCAGGTCTACGCTCTCTAGTGGTCTCTATTTGCTTTAGAAAGCTATCTGATAGATTCTCTTTATTATCCTCGTAAGTGGTGTGTATATATGTCACATCATCCTTACGCATATTACTGCCACCCTCTACACCTCTACCCTCAAAGAACCTTTGGTATATGAAATGCTCTTTAGTAGTAGGGTTCAATATTAGAATGACTCTATTGTCTTTATGCTTTGCTCTGATAGATAGGTCTATCTTGTCAAATATATCTTCGTGAACCAACTCCTCTGCTTCATCTAGTACCCAAGTAGTAACACCTTGTAAACTCTTAAGGTTTGCAGTCTGGTCTCCCGATGAGGTCTTAATACCCTTAAAGATAATCTTACTACCTGTCTGCAGGTTTGTAATCTCATCCTTAGTGATATGAAAGTCCTCTACTCTGTCTAACTCCTCTAGCTTCTCTAGGAACTCGGGAATGATAGATATGTGTGCAGAAGCCATTGTGTAACGAGTAAACAATATAACGTGACCTCTCTCATATGTCAATGCTACGAGCAGAGAGTTAACAGAATAAGACTTACCCGAACCACGACCACCTGTGACGACAAAGTACCTAGAGGATTCCCCTAGCAGTTCATACTTCTTATTGAGTTCTATCACTACTTAAACTTGAATAGTTCTTTGAAGTCTATGTTAACACCTTCAGTAGATTTGATATCTATCTGAGTCTCGGGTTTACCTAGATAATACTCAAGGAATAATTTACCCGCTTGAATGTCTTGTTTCTCGACCGCCTTAGTCTTAACCATTTTAAGGACTTCTACGACATCTTCTACACTGTTCGCTTGTTCTAGGGCATCTCTGTACTGATTCTTTCTCTTATCGCTTCCTTTTGACTTTGTAGAGTGTCCTCCGTTATTCTTACGCTTATCCATTTAAAAGAAATTAACTATTAATATTATAATAACCTTAAACCCTTGAAAATGTTGCACAAAAAAAAGCCACTCTCTCGAATGGCTCTCTCTCTTCTTACTCCTTATTTTATTTGTTTAAACTCTTTACATATGAATCTATAAACTCTTTTTTATCTTCGTCTATGTTAAATACAGTAACCTCTTTATCTCCGACTATGTGACCACCTAGTGTGTTTCTGCTATATGCTAGTGCGAAGTTGTTTGCTTGTTCGTTTGTTTGGAATTTTAAAGTTGCTTTCATTGTGTGTGTTTTTTATATGTTGTTTGTCGTTAGTGACAGGTCAAAGATACGCATAACTTTTACTTCTGCAAGGTAAAAGTGAAAAAACTTTCAAAAAACTTTAAAAATACGTATTTATACGTAGAAAAAAAGGGAGACTCTCGCCTCCCCTTATCTTAATCTTCGTATTCTTTATACAACCTCTTAAGGTTACCAACCATCTCTCTGACACAACTAGAGCAGTCTGTCGTAGTTCTAGGTACTTTCAGTCTAAAGACTCTGTTATAAATCTTTAGCATATCTCTTTGGTCTTGCACCTTAATCTGATTACTTCCCTTTGCAAAGAACTCGGTTAAGAAGTTATACTCATCTTCTTCTAAGCACAAGGGCTTATAATATGGGAACATTTTGTTCAACTTGGCTTTGCGCTCATCACATCCACAATCTTCTCCTAGAAGAAACTTAGCTACCTTTGCTACACCTGTCGCTTCTAGAACTTTCTCTACTGTGTCTCCTAGCCCCTCGGACTCTTTGACTTTCATCATTTCTTTGTACTCTTTTGTACGTTTATCTATTTTCTTACTCATATCTTTTATTTTATCCTTGACCCCTACTTGGCTTCTTGTAGGCGTTTTGATTCTTACTTGCGTTCTTACTATGAACACCCTTTCTTTTTTTCTTTACAGTTTCTAGCTTACTGCTTACTATTTGTTTTGCCATTATAAATTTCTTTTTCTATTTCACTTAATGTGTGATAAGCATAAAGCGGACAGGATAAATCTTCGACCTCTGTTCTATATGACTCGGTCTTAGTTCCGAGTTTGCGTGTGTTCGTTAGGTACTCATAAGACACATTCTCATCCGCTTCTACTATCATATTAACTCGTATTCTTCGTTTAGGTAGTCTTGATAATCTTCTGAAACTTCCTCTCTAATTAAATCCTTACACTTCTTTAACGTTGTGAATATACTAGAGGTTGATATACCTGTCTCTTTACTTAGAGTTCTCATTGATTTACCTGTATCTCTGTAAAGTTTGAATAACAACTCATCGTACCAATGCAAATCTTTGACTACTGTATCTACCTTATCGAAGATTTTATTTAATGCGTCTGCCTTTTGTATCTCCTCAAGGTCATTACTGATACCCTCTCCTAGATAGTTTAGAACATCTGCACTAACTTTGTTTTTATTATTCTTCTGCTTCTTAAAGTCTAGAAACATATTTCTTAATACGAAATACATATACGCCTTTCTAACCTCTCCATCTTTAACTAACTGTTCTTCCCTACAGTATTTCATTATCTTGATGTACGACTCCTGAACTATATCTTCTGCGAAGAAGTCCTCTCCAAACCCCTTCACAGTAGATACGTAATCGTCGTGATGTTGTGCTACTTTAGCTACCCAACTCATTGACATAGATTAAAATGGTAAGTCATTAGATGGTAGGTCTTGAGCACCTTGCTTAGGTTGCTCTACCTCTGCGTTAGGATTCACCCACGGCTCAGAGAATGACATACTCATATACTTAGTTCCCTTAGCAGATGTCTTAGACCATACGGCAACCTCCATATCTACACCGTTTACTCTGCACTTACCCTTAAAGTCGGGGTGATTCTCTGCTTTTTTGTTGTTAGTGAATAAAGCACCACTGTTGTCTTTTGTTTCGAAATTACTCATTTTGTTTGATTTATTTATTTATTAATTGATTACTTGTTTTTAATTGCTTTTAGTATCTCTCTTTGAATCGACACTTTATTATACTTATTGTCAAAACTATCTTGACTATTTAGAGTCCATATTAAGGCATCTATTACACCTATCATAAGAGGGACAAGTGTTAGTGATAAAAACAGGTATATTAAACCCTTACCTGATTGACCTAAATAGAACCTATGTCCTCCGACAATACCTAGTGTTAAAGCTAAAACTATAGCTACTTTTTTATTTTTCATTTTGTTTTATTTATTTATTAATTGATTACTTATTTAAAAGGATTCTGACCTCCTTACCTAAGTCTGCGTCGTTAGGTTTTTCTGTTTGTGCCTGTCTAATCTCTCTGAGAGTGTCTAGGTCTTTCATTATGTCTAAGAGTATTGCACCTGCTTTGTGAACATCTCCTTGTGTGTTCTCTGTTAATCCTAGTGTTTGTGCTATTCTTTGACAGTGCTTTAGTATTCTATTTTGTTGACTCATTTGTTATTTGTTTTTGTTCGTTTGCTATTCTCTCTTGTTTCTGCTTTACCGCTATTACTAGCTTCTTTAACTCTTTACTCTTTGCATAGTAGTCTTTGGTTCTCGTTTGTGTTCTGTTACTGTGATACATTAGTATATTGTTTTAGTAGTTCCGTCTGTATATCTGACAATCTTTAGACCTTTAGTGTCGGGCGTTATCTTTTGTCCCATTGTATTGTAATAACCCTCTATAGTCTTGTTATTATGTAAAGGGTCTACTGATAAATTACAACCTATCTCAAAATCTCCTAAGTAGTCCATAGAACCGTCAATATCTACTTGAACAATCTTAAAGAATCCACCGCCTGTATTATGATTAACTATATATGTTGTAATAGAATTAGAAAAACCAACGGAAACAACAGAGTCCAATAAAGACCACTCTATACCATCATAGGAATGTCCAACAATAAAGTGAGAAGAATTTTGTTCTGACTCAGTCCACCACTTTATAGTGTTACAATCTGACTCTTGTCCTCCGAACTCTACAGGTAGTGCGTTATCACTCCATAAGTTCCAACAGGACACGTCATAATACATTAGGTTGATAAACCCACAACCGTTAGAATGTTTACTTCCGTATGTGTTAACTGACTCATCAGTAACTAAAGCAAATCTAAATTGAATCATTCCCTCAACCGCTTCTAAGAATAAGCTATAGTGTCTATTATTCTTGTTACCTGTCATTGACTTAAGAGTAACCCAACCGTTACCTAGGTTGTACTGAAACCTCATATAGTCGTAGTTTCTCTCAATAAACCCTGTGACCTTAAAGTCTATCTCTAGGTCTCCCGCTACTTCGTACCAAGGTGAAACCATTAGAGTAGTATCATTGTTAGGGTAAGCACCTCCACCTGCTAAGGTTGTAGTGATAGCACCGTATGGCTCTAGTCCTGCGGTATTTGTGAATGTCCAAGACTCGAAGTCATTGGTAATATCTAACTGAGCGTATAGTGTAGTGCTTAGTAAGATTGCTAGTGATGTGATAATTTTGTTCATTTGTTTGTGTTTTTAAATATGTGTCAAAGATAACTCTTTTTTATTAATTGTCAAGCATAAATATAAAAAACTTTTATTTTATTTTATCTTCTAAGTGATTATACTTAGAAAGAAATGCCTCACCTCTAGACTCTAGCTCCTTCTGTAAGTTGGCCATAGCCCTCCAAGCCGTCTTAGTACTGTGCAAGATACCATCATCATCCATCGTACCACATTCTAGAAGATGTCTAGCTAGTGCATCTAACTCGTCTCCACTCTTAGACCTGTCCCAATGAACAGGAGTGTTCGGGTTGTGTTGTTCGTTTGCTATCCTTGAAGCCTTAGCTACCTCCCTAATCGCGTCAGGGAAGTAGTTTAGGAATCCTGTAAACACAGGTATATCTTTTCGTTCTTTGTGTGTTAATTTATCCATTGATTAAGTTGTTATAGTATTCTCTGCATACTTCTATGCGTTCTTTGATTTGTGTTATTACCTCTGCGTCTAACTCTACCTTAAACGTCTTGACTCTATACTTCTCTGTATCCTCGTTAAACTTATGCTTGAGAATAATAGCTTTGATATCTGAGTATCTAGGTTTGTGTAGTTTACGAACCTCTGCCTTGATAATGAACCTTGGCGTATCTACTAGACAGTAACAAAGATATGATTCCGTCCTGTTAGTGAGCCAAAGGTAAGACTGCAATTGATAGTAGTAGTCTTTGTTCTTAAGTTCCTTGTCAAACATTGGGAACGTGTCAACATTCCAAGATGACTTAACATCTAGAAGAACATCACTAGTTAAAACGTCGGGAGTTCCTGTTACATAATCATTCTCATAGAACTCATCATTCTTATAAAGGAACCCTAGGTCCATAACTGACTCAACTAATCTGATAGAGTCATCTTCTGCTATGTTACCTTTATCCGTGTACTTAGATGAGAACTCAGTTCTAACACCTAGTAATTCTTCTTTGGCTAGTTGCTCTAGATAACTCTTTGCAGTCTTGCTTAAGACATCCCCTTTAGACCTAGAGGATGTCATTATCTTACCTACTTGTGACGCTCTTATCTTTAACATAACTCTGCTACTTGAAGTGACTTAATCTGTAGGTCAGTAAGCGTGTAAGACGCTCTTAACTTAGCAAGGTCATACTTACCGTCTTGAATCAATGCTACGGCTTTCTCAAAGCGTTCGTTAGAGATAGACGGCTTTGCGGGTTGTGCTACAGGTTTTACTGCTTTCTTAGGTTGAACGTGCGCACCATCGTTATCAACATCTGTGACTAAACCTAGAGCGCAAGATATTGCGTATCTTCTGTAGTAAGTAACACCACTACCGAAACCTTGATACTCATTCATACCCTTAAGAGTTACTTTAGGGATTCTAGTCTTAGACTCTATAGTCTCACCACTCTCTGAGTGAAAGACAATAGTCTGAATGTAATCTCCTAACTCATCTGAGTTAAGTAGTTGCGTTACACCTAAACCGTTCTTATCTAGGATAGGATTAATAACGTTGTAGATAGTCGGTAGGTCTGCGTAAGAGTAACCGTACCCTTTTGTACCCTTGTGAATCGTAGGTACTTCGTGTTGAAAATTGGCTAACGCCTTGAATAAATGTTTCATTTTGTTATTGGTTTTTATTATTTGATTACAAAGTTAATTATTTTTTTTGTTTCTGCAAGTCTTTTTTCTTTTTTTTATATTCCTCAGTAATTTCTCGTAGTTCTTCTTTAGTATATGTACGTTTTTCATGTGCCTTTTGGTGTAAATCAAACAACTCAACACCGCCTATACGCTTCTCTATTCCTATTTGATACTCAATAAGGTTACCGTGTTTTCTATGGTTGCACACCGTACATTGTCCAAAAATATTATTCTCATCGAATCTAACCGCAGAGTATGTAGTGTTAAAGTAGTGACCCGCATCGAACTTACCCTTTAAAGGTTTGTCACACGATATACAATCCTTACCCCTATCTCTCTCTCTTATGTAGTCGTTAACGTGCTTCTGCGTTTTCTTAGTCAATTCCGATACAGTCTCTAGTTCTTCCTTGAGTCTCTTCTTCTCAACGTTCCACGCTTTCTGATTAGCTTCTAGAACCCAAGCACTAACACACTCTTTCTTTAAGCAATGCTTTTGCTTTGCGTTCAATGGCTTGAATGGTTCTTTGCAGTGTTTACACTTTCTCATTTTAAAATAGTTTGTATTCGTTTTCTTTTATTCTATCCTGCGCTATGTTAAAATACTTTTGGTCTTGTTCTATTCCTATACCATTTCTATTCGTATTCTGACAAGCAACCATTGTAGAACCTGAACCCATAGTGAAATCCAAAACCGTTTCGTTTTCGTTGGTGTACGTGCGTGTCAAATACTCCATTAATAATATAGGTTTTTGAGTGGGATGGACACCCCTTTTTGAGTTAGAAAAAGTTATTAAGTTTTTTGGATAATAGGTATCTGATTTTTTTGATTTTTCGTGTTCCTTGTTAAACAATTTAGTTTTACCGCCTCCTTTTAATCTCATCTTGCCTTTTACCATTATTGGGTAGTATGTTTTTTTAGCATTAAAAACCATTATATTTTCAGTTATTTTTAAAGGTTGGTGTTTCGCTAAAAAGGGGTTTCCTGTTATTTTTTTATCCCAAACCCAATCATACTTGTAATTCTTAATATTACTCATTCTCAACGCACTACTAAAAGGTTCACTACCAAACAAAACTATTGCACCGTTAGGTTTAATTATT